ACCTACAGCTATGCTCGTCTGTACGCCCCCGGCGATGAGCTTGTAATCCACACAGACCGTGAGTCCTGCGAGATCAGTGCAACGATTACCCTTGGCTTTGAAGGCGATGTCTGGCCTATCTTCATGGGTGACGAAGGCGGTGTAAACGCATCTGAGATCAAAATGAATGTCGGTGACGCTGTGCTGTATCGCGGCATGGAGAAACACCACTGGCGCAATGTTTACACAGAAGGCAAATGGCAGGCGCAGGTATTCCTGCACTATGTTGATGCTGACGGCCCCAATCGTGAGTGGAAGTTTGACAAGCGCCCCGGACTGAATATCCCGCAGGAAGAGATGCGCTATCGCGTCTTCCAAGATGTTCTGACCCCAGAAGCCTGCGACTCATTGATCCGTTTGTACACCAGCGACAAGACAGTCAAACAACCTCCTGTGATTGGTACGGGTGAAGGTGCAATCAACACAGAGATTCGTAATGTTGAGCGAGTCATGTTGCCTACCTACAAAGACATTGGCGGTCGCTTGGCGGCTATCGGTCTGTCAGCAAACCATGCTGCATGGAAATTTGACATCACCCATGCCAATCAGGCTGAGTTCTTGATCTACCCCGCAGGTGGGCGGTATCAGGCTCATGTGGACACCTTCTTATCTCACGGCGATGACTGCCGTAAATTGACAGTGCTGGCCTTTTTGAACGATGATTTCAAAGGTGGCAAGTTCTTCATCCAAGACGGTCAAAACAAGCATTACCCACCCCAAACCAAAGGCACAATTCTGGTGTTCCCATCGTTCTTAATGCACGGTGTCGAAGACATAGAAGAAGGCCAACGCTGTTCAGTCGTGTGCTGGATGGTGGGTAAGTTCTTCAAATAAGGAGTTGATATGGCAACAACAATCAGCGGAACAAGTGGTGTAACAACACCCGCAGTTTCTGCCACAGGAAACGTCTCTGCTTCGTCAATGACTGACACAGGGCCACTGTCAGTTGGCCCTCAAGGCATCACGTTCAGCGATGCCTCTGTGCAGACCACTGCATACGGCTCAACCGCGCCGACAATAAACGTCTACACAAATACCACCCCCGGACAGGTCTGGACAAAGCCAGCAACTGTTAAGTGGATCAAGGTAACTGTTGTAGGCGGCGGTGGTGCTGGAGGGGCTGGAAGTGGCACTCCCGCAGCGCCTTCGCCCGGCCCGGGGTCAGGAGCAGGAGGAGGCGGTGGCGGAACATCTGTTGCTATTTATCCAGCCCCATCATTACCCGGCCCGCAACCTTATACTGTTGGAGCCGCCGCCGCAAGTTCTTCTTTTGGAGTTGCGCCAGCAACAGTAATTACGGCAACAGGCGGGTCTAACGCCTCCACAGTTACTGCTGGCGCTGGAGGCGCTGGCTCTGGCGGCACTTTAAATACAAACGGTGGCGGTGGTGGTGGCGGTAGGGCGTCTTTTACCACATACACCAATACTACAGGTTCTGGCACAGGGGGCAGTTCTAGCTTAGGAGGCGGAGGCGCAAGTATTAACGCAAATAACACTGCTGGCAATCCCGGAAATGCGTATGGCGGTGGCGGAAGCGGGGGTGTTTCCTCCAGCCCCACCGCGCAATCTGGCGGCAGTGGCGCACAAGGTGTAGTAATTGTTGAGGAGTTTTACTGATGAAAGAAGCATTGATTTCAACCATTGAACCCCGTGAAACCGGGTATCGTGTGGCTCAAGTTGTACCAGAGGGTGAAACATTCCCTGTGGCCCCACAGTTGTTCTGGACTCCATGTGCAGACGATGTGGTTGCCGACCAATTCTGGTACGACCCTGCTGACCAGCAGATCAAGCCATTCCCACCACCTCCTGAGCCTGTTTAAACATTGACCCAATCTCACTACTCTTCGCTGCAAATGCTTGTGTCGCCGCAATCAAAGAAGGTTGTGAGCTTTACAAGCAGGCAAAGACTTCATTCATGGAAGTTAAGTCAGTTGTTGATGAAGCCGTTGGGATTGGAAAAGAGGTTTACGGGTTTTGGGGGAAACTTGCTGCTTTCTTTGGAAGCAAGCCTGCCAAGCCCACGGTTAAGCCTGTGGCGAAAAAGAAAGAGAAGTTTGTCGCTGTCGATGAAACCCAAATCATGGTCGATGTTGTCAAACAACTCACAGAGCTGTTCAGGCTCCAAGAGCAGTTAGCGGCACACGTTCGGGAGGAGGAAGAGAAGTCCAGAAACGTCTTTAATCCAGACCAGAACCAGATGGAGGCAGCCCTGAAAAGGGTCATGGCGCAGGATCAAATGGCAGCACTGGAAATTGAGGTTAGGGAGACGATGGTGTATCAATCGCCGCCAGAAATGGGGGCGTTGTATTCCAAAGTGTTTGAGATGCGGGATGTCATAGCCGCTGAACAAGAAGCTGCCAGACTGGCGCAGGAGCAGAAAGAGCGCAGACTGAGATGGCTACAGCACCAAAGGCAGGCAGACCAAAACCTAAAAGCGGGAGCAGCCGTCCTAACCCTGATCCTTATCGCGTACCTATGGGCGTGGTTCCTGTGGCTGAGCCGCAGAGGGATGATGTGATGGGCGTTCTGGGCTGGATTGTGGCAGTAGTACTTGTAGCTCTTATGCTGCCTGTACTAGCGTTTTTGTACTTGGATATTCTGGAAACCAAGCATGAAAGCAAGGCTCAGATTGAGAAAGTGGAAAAGTTAAGACGGGAAGTTGAAAGGAAAAACAGAAATGCGCCAGAGTTCACAGACAACCCACTGTTCGACCGGAGGAAGAAAGATGAGCGTTATTGAGCTTTGGCTTTTGTCCATGCTGGTCGTATTCCTGTTTGGCTGCGAGGAGCGATTTCGTTACCCATGCCAAAACCCCAAGAACTGGGACACGCCCGAATGTAAAGCGCCACTTTGCACAGCCACCGGAACCTGCCCCGACCAGCTTGTTAAACCCGAACCGGAGAAGAAATAATGCCGACAGTCATCACAAACTCAAAGCCACGCCTGACCGCTGAAGAGATCGAAGTCCGTGTTTGGGCATTTGTCATTGTGACCTTGGTCACCATCCTGCTGGGTGCGATGGCAATGTTTCTGTACTCGGTGACTTACGTCACGCAGCCCATGTCTGGCATGGCCCCTATCGACAAGGTTTACACAAGCCAGATCAGCACCATCATGGTCTTCATCACCGGGGTTCTTGGTGGCGTGGCTGGGCGTTCAGGTATTAAAGCTGTGGCAACCGCAATCTCCAAGTCTGAAGCCAACGACAACGAGCCTCCTGCCCCATGAGCATCTTCAACCCATACGTCATTCTTGGCATCGTCTTGGCGGTGCTGAGCGCCTTTGGCGGCGGGTATTACAAAGGTAAAGATGCTGAGTATCAGCGCCAGCAGGTTGAAATTGCTCGTTTAAACGCACAAGCACGAGAAACAGAGCAGCGCATGGCAGAGGTAGCCAACACCTACGCTCAAACTTTAAGGAAGGCAAATGATGTTGCAAAGGTTAAAGAAACTAAGCTTCGTGCTGATATTGCCGATGGCAATCTCAAGCTGCGGATTCCTGTCAAAACAACCATCTGCCCCATATCAGCCACCGCAGATTCCTCCGCTCCCAGCGGAGATACAGAAACAAGAGCCGAACTTGACGGACGAATTGCTCAAGCTCTTGTCGATCTCACCACCAGAGGTGACCAAGCCATCCGCAGCCTCAACACCTGCATCGACCAATTTGAGTCAATAAGAAAAACCTTTAACAAGGAGCAATAGGGTGATAAATTTTCTTGGCTTCCAAATATGCTTGATGCGCCATTTCTTTGGTATCAAAATAACCAAGATGTTTTCTTTTTCTTTTAATCATAATAGAAGCCGACCATTTTTTAGTTTGTTTGGGTTTTGTGTAACCAAGAATATTTTTTCTATTTTGCCCATTTTCCGAGGCGTTTACCAATCGAAGATTGCACAATCTGTTATCGGTTTTATTGCCGTTGATATGGTCAATTGCCGAATCAGGAAAGTGACCATAAGTAATTGCCCAAGCAACTCTGTGGGCGTAATAATTCTTTTTTTGAAAGTGCAGCGTCAGGTAACCGCCTTTGTTTTTACTTTGTACTATTTTGTTTTTGGCTTTATGTATTACATGACCAGTTTGCGGGTCATAAGAAAAACTATTCACCAAATTAGTAAAATGAATGTTGTCCATGCTTTTGCACTCCTATGCAACAGGGTGGGAAGTGACGGCTTGATGTGTCCAGCATCGGGCCGTTGCGCCATTATAAAACCCATTTAAATGAGGAACCAAAAATGACCCAGCTCACAGCCAACTTCTCCCTGCATGAACTTACCAAGTCCGAGACTGCCCTGCGCATGGGTTTGGACAACACGCCCGGCCCAGTGGAAACAGAACACCTGAAAATCTTGTGCGAGCGAGTGCTTCAGCCTGTACGCGACCACTACGGTAAAGGCGTTAAGGTGAACTCAGGCTATCGCAGTCCTGAATCAAATGCAGCCGTGGGCGGATCACGTACCTCAGACCATTGCAAGGGCCAAGCAGCCGATATAGAAATCCCCGGCGTACCCAATGCAGAGCTGGCCCAGTGGATCATGGATAACCTAGAATACACCCAACTCATTCTTGAGTTTTACACCCCCGGCATCCCAGATTCCGGATGGGTGCATGTGTCCTACGATCCAGACAACCTGAAGAAACAGGAATTGACTGCAACCAAGGTGGCTGGTAAAACAACGTATCTGCCCGGACTGGTTGCATAAAGGTGTAACGTGCCACTACAAAAGATTTTGTTTAAGCCCGGTTTGAACCGGGAAAACACTCGGTACACGACCGAGGGCGGGTGGTACGACTGCGACAAGGTTCGCTTTCGTCAAGGAACACCTGAAAAAATCGGCGGGTGGCAGCAAATCTCCAGCTATACCTACGTTGGTACATGCCGTTCATTGTGGTCATGGGCTTCGCTGGCTGG